CTGTCGTTTCGATAATTCATCAACGGTTACTGATTGTGATCTGATAAGTGATAGCACATCTCTGAATATCGTATTGTGTGAATCAGACTTATCTATCAGCATCAGAAATTGCATAATCAAAACTGCATCAGCATCGGCAACAGCAATAGAGATTGAAACAGGTGAAATATGTAATAATATCATAATTGGTAATAGTACAGGTATCGGCATTAAAACTGGCTCTCCAACATCGATAGAGTCTAATACTATTTATGGCTTTGATGAGTGTGTTAATATATCAGGAACATTAATAGGAAGAATTACAAATAATCTTGTAGCTAATTGCACAAAATTTGTCGTCAATACCGAAGGAAATGATATTGGGATTATCGCGGTGAATAATTGCATAATTGATAATATACTTGAGGCTAATCGTTATTCAGGTGATACAAAAGAATTTAAAGAAATAGTAGGTGTTAATGATACGTATTCGTCGCAGTCATCAGCAAATTGTTTTGTCATTCCAGGCAGTGATTTTAGACTAAAACCAGGATCAGATGCTATCGGAGCTGCAATTATGGATAATGATTGTGGAGCAATACAAAATAAAAAAGGAATAGGACCAGGAAGAGGTTTTATGAGAGGAATGATTTCTTAAAAAAGGATAAATTATGGCAGAATTAAAAAAATATAATACAATAACAACAATAACATTTCCATTAGTTGTATATACAGCTTCTGACTATGATTTAACTATAGATAGTTCAGCAGTTAATTTTGTAGAAGGAGATGTGCAAATAAGCAAAGATTATGGAGTTTTTATAAATACACATGATTTTCCTACACATTTAGGAAATGGTATTTATAAATTAGAACTAACAGCAGAAGAATTAAAAGCTGCTAATATAGTAATAACTATTATTAGTCAAGCTTCCCCTAAAGACTGGGAAGACCAGGCTATAAATGTTGATACCTATGGTAACGCTGCTGCTTCTATGGCTCAGAATTTAGATGAAAGTTTTGAAACCAGTTTAACAAATATATTAATGACTGATTTAGCTCAGGCAAATCCTGACTATAATGCGTCTATTATATATGCTATAAATTTCTTATATGAATTAGGTAGAAATAAGAGAGAAACTACTGCTACAGAGTTAGCAATTTATAAGGACGACGGAACGACAAAGGCATTTAAAAATACTATAGGCGACGATACGACCACATTTACTAAATCTGAAACAATTTCTGGAGCGTAAATAAAATAAAATGGCAATTGATACTGCTTATAAAAGAAGGTCAGCAGCTGGTGCATTTTTGCTTTATTCCTATTGTTATTGCTCCTACTCCTGATGGTACAATAGATGCTGCAGATAGACAACAGATAAATGGTATATATTCAGGATGAGCTGGTAGTAGTTCTTCAAGTAGTAATTCAAGCAGTAGTAGTTCAAACTCAAGTAGTTCACACTCAAGCAGTAGTCATTCAAGTAGTAGTTCTTCACATAGCAGTTCTTCACATAGCAGTTCAAGTAGTTCACACTCAAGTAGTTCTCATTCAAGTTCCAGCTCACATAGCAGTAGTAGTCATTCCAGCAGTAGTTCTTCACACTCAAGTAGTTCTTCACACAGCAGTAGTAGTCATTCAAGTAGTAGTTCTTCACATAGCAGTTCAAGTAGTTCACACTCAAGTAGTTCTCATTCAAGTTCCAGCTCACATAGCAGTAGTAGTCATTCCAGCAGTAGTTCTTCACACTCAAGCATTAGTCATAGCAGTTCAAGTTCAAGTAATTCCAGTTCCAGTCATAGTTCAAGTAGTTCAAGCAACAGTTCAAGCAGTTCTTCTGACAGCAGTGAGTCAAGTTCTGAAGTATCAAGCAGTTCAACTGTACCTACTTTGCCTACATCAGACATAGATGCATTACTGCCTGAGACAATAAATACAAAAAGAGCAACTGTATCATTAGATAGTTTAGGTAGTACATTATCAACATTTACTAATAATTTAATAAACTTAAAAATAAGAGTACAACATAGACCAAGTAATGATAAAATAAAAGGTGGAAGAAGGTATTCTACACCAGTTTATGAGTTATATTGTAGTGAAGATGCTGACATAATAATGTCTGATAAAATAGTTTATAATAGTGTAGAATTTAAAATTACAGAATTAAATATATATCCTAGCACATATATGCAAATAAAGATTGAGAGGTGTTAAATGTTATTTGACTATAGTAGTATAATTTTAGCACAAAGTAATATATCTCATAATATAAATAGTTTATTAAATACAACTATTGATATAAAAAGATTAACTACTACAATAGATACAAATGGTTCATCTACAGATAGTTTTGAAACTAATTTGACTGATGTAAAGGCAAGAGTTCAACCTTTATTTAGTAATGAACATATAAAAGGTGGCAGAAAATACAGTATGCCAGCCTATACAGTATATGTAGAAAAAGGACAAGATATAAAAATGAGAGATAGAATAGTTTATAATGATATAGAGTTTGAGATTACAGGTGTGGATATAAATCCTAGGGCCTATATGAAAATAATTATGGAGAAAAAATGAGTTTTAAATTAAATCCTAAAATAAAAGGTATTATACATAAGGCACTTGAAAATGGCCTAGAAGACGCTGATAAAGTTTTACAGGCAAAAGTATCAAGTAATGCGCCGGTGGCCTCTGGAGACCTTAGAGACAGTATAAAAACTAATATAGATAGAAGGACATTAACTGGTAAGGTATATTCTGAATTAGATTATGCTCCTATAGTAGAATTTGGAACTAAATATATTACGCCTAATCCATATTTTCGTAGTGCAATTTTTGAAAGTAAAGATAAAATGTTAAGAGCATTTCATAAAAAAATAAAATAATGGTTTTTAATTGTTCCGCAAAAAAGGATAAATTTTAAAATATCATAAAGGAAAAGTATGAGTTGTCACGACTACAGTAAAAAACTGCTTTACGAGCAAACAGACTACTGTCTGCTTAACGCTTGTACTGATTTCGTGCAACCAGTTATAGTATTATAACTGGTATATTATCACTTTTCAAGTAAAAAATAAAATATTTTGGAGAAAAAGAAAGTATGAGTTTAATTAGTAGAACACTAGTACACGAGGCAATATATAATGCCATTAAAACTGCATTAGATGGTAGTGGTTTATTAGAAGTATATGGTATACTTCCTCCTCAGGACGAGGCACTACCTTATGCTAGATATAATACATTTGGAGATATACCACAGTATAGTATTTCTGATGATGAGTCTTTAGATATACAAGTACAAGTTTCATATTTTGGAAAAGAGGAAGATGGAAGTGCTGATTTATTTGACTATGCTGATATACTTATAGCAGCGCTTGATAGAGTTAATAATGTTATAGATATAGATGGGTATAATAACTCTTTAGTATTTTTTACTACAGCAGGAACACTCACATTTGAAGATGGAGATATATTACAATTGAGACAAGAATTTAATTTACAAGCGTATTAAAAATAGGAGAGAAAAATGACAGACAGGTTTATAGTAAAAGAAGGACTTTTAACATTTGCAAACGGAGACTTTAGTAGTGGTTGTTGGGCAGTCACTAGTTTCACAGCAGAAATTACAGCAGAAGTTGCTCAGTTATTTCATATGTGTGATGGAGGCTGGGCAGAGACAGTGTTTTCAAATAAAACTGCTACAGTTTCCTGGGAAACTGCTTATAATGCGACTGATGGTATAGACCTAGATAATACAGTAGGTGAAGAGGCCTATTTATTATTTGAGACTATAGATGGTAAAAATTATCATGGTAGTGTTATAATAACATCGGCCAGCATAAGTGCTCCTAGGCAAGATATAGCAATGGTTTCCTGGTCAGCAACTTGTAATGGAATATATAGAGAAAGTTAATAATTAAAGTAAATATTAAACAGCGTAATAGGAGAAAAATATTATGGCAGACAGAATGATAGTAGCAAGTGGGACTTTAACGTTCACTGGAATTCCAACAGCAGGCACTTTAGCGATTGAAAGTGGTACAGTAGATGTGGCATCAGAGGTTGCTACAGCGACCTGTATGGGAGATACTTGGCAGACAGCAGGTGCTGCAGGTAAAAGTTGGACAGCATCAATAGATGCTAAATTAATGGATTCAGGAGCAGGTATGGCAGCAGTAGGAACTGAAACTACTCTTACATTTGATACTGTAGGAGGACTAGGTTATTCAGGTGAAGCAATTTGTACTGGTTGTTCAATTACAGCAACTCGCCAGGACTACGCAACTGCTTCATATACCTTTACAGGTAATGGAGCATTAGCCGAATCCTAATAGTATTATACAGTTAATATTATCACTTTTCAAGTAAAAAAAGTGATAAATAAATAATTTTTTAAACAGGAGAGGTCATGACTACACTATAAAAGTGCTTTACAAGCAAGCAGACTACTGCCTGCTTAACGCTTGTCCTGACTTCATGCAGCCAGTTATAGTATTATATCGAGAATATTATCACTTTTCAAGTAAAAAAAGTGATAAATAAATAATTTTTTAAACAGGAGAGAGTTATGAGTAAAAAAGATTTTAAGGATGTATTTTCATTTACAAAGGACTTTACGCTCGGAAAGAATACCTTCACATTAAAACCTATATCTATTATAGAGTTAGGTGCTTTTCAGCAAATGTGTAGTAGTATTAGAAAAGCAGAAAAAGAAGATGAGATTATAAATCTATATAAAAAATTAGGTAAAGAACCTAGTATAGAAGAGATTGTAAAATTCACTGATAATACTGATAGTTTAGAAGATGATATGCAGCATGTAATGAATCGAATAGATACACATACACATATTATTTATAAAAACGTACTATCAAATAATGATACAGATATAACTGAAGAAGAGTTTGGTAATCTATGTAAAAGTGCTGAACAGTTAAAAGATATGATTGAGTTTTTATATTCTGAGCATAATATAGTTGAGCCTACGGAAAAAAAAACAGTTCCCAGGTCAAAGCCAAAGAAATAGGCACTGACCTGGCTATTTGTATTATTTGTAGGTATTATCCTGGTTATACTTTAGAGTCAGCAGGTAAATTAACTATAAAAGAATTTGAAATTTTACAAGGTAATTTACAGGAAATTCTTGAGATGGAGAATCCTGATCCTGACAAAAAGGTTCCTTGTAATCCTGCCAATACAGTAGATGCTAGTAAAAAAACATTAGTACAAGGAGGATTATTAGATCCTTCCGCAAAAAAGAAAAAGAAAATTAAAAGACCTAAAATAGGAAAATAGAAAAATGGCTGAGACGCTAGGCACACTTGGTATAGATATTAAAATAGATTATAATAAAGTTAATAAACAACTTGGTAAGATATCTACTACTGCTAAAAAAATATCTAAAAAAGTTAGTACTAATTTTAAATCTTCCATGGGCAAAATACCAGGATACGCTAGTGCTGCTGTATTAAAAACAAAGATTATATTCAGTAGTCTTCAAGGTATAACAAGTAATATACTGGGTAGTGTTAAAGGTATATTTATTAGAGTATTTAGTAGTATTGTAAGAGTTGTAAGAAATGCTATGATATTAGCAACAGCTGCTATAACTGCTTTTCTTGTAAAATCTACAATGATGGCAATAGATGTAGAAGAGATGCAGTCATTATTTGATTTCTCTTTCGGAAAAATGGCTAAGTCTGTTCAGGCCTGGTCTGATGTATACTCAAAATCAGTCAAAACTAATAAGTTTGAAACAATGGGTATGCTGACTACTGTATTTAATATGACTAAAAGTATGGGCCTATCTGAAATAGCAGCAATAAATATGGCAAAGGCTGTGTCAGTTCTTGCTAATGATATGAAATCAGCCTTTAATCTTAAAGGAGATATTGCTTTTCAAAAAATTACAAGTGGCTTAGCTGGACAGAGCAGACCGTTAATGGAATTAGGTATAATTGTACAAGAATTAGATATAGATAGATTAGGAGAGCAACTAGGTAGGACTAATATAGCATTTAAGAAGTCTTCTGCAGGATGGACTAATGCTCAAAAAGTAATGTTAAGATTTTTAGTTATTCAAAAATCATTTGGTAAAAATTCTGGAGATATGCAAAGAACACTAGGAAGTACTGCTAATAGAATTAGAGCATTAGTTGATGGTTTTAAAGAATATATGGTTACAATTGGTAATATGATAAAGGACTCACCTGCCTTTACAAGAATTCTTACAATTATTGAAAAAGTGTTTAAAGAATTACAACCTATTATAGAAAAATTAGTAAAAAAAGGTCTTGTAGATTTTATGTCTGCTATATCAGAGATTACAGCAACAGATGTAATTAATTTTATTAAAGAATTTGGTCAGGTTCTTAAAGGATTAGCAAATATATTAATATTCCTTGCTAAAAATTGGAAAAATATATTAGCTTTTATGGGAGCTCTGGCAGCTGCATATGTTGCTCAGTCAGTAATAGTTGGAATATCAGCTGCTGCCCATAATCCATTAATTAAATCATTGTGGAAATATAATTTAGTACTTGCTAAGAATTTACTAGGAATTACATCAGTAACCTCTGCTACAACAAAAGCAACTACTGGAGCACTTAGATATGGACAAGAGGTTTATACTATTGGTGGAAAAACAGCAGTAGCAACAAAAAAAGTAGGTATATTTTCTAGAATTATTGGTGTTTTAGGTAGAGCTTTTGGTTTTGTACTTAAAGTTTTATCACCTTTAAAGGTTTTATTATTTGCTATAGGTGGAATATTAAAAACTGTAGTTCTTGCTATTGCTGGTTCTGCAACTATTATGTTTACATTAGCAGCAGCAGTAGGCGCTCTTATAGGCTGGAAACTAGGAGACTGGCTATATGAAAATGTAGAATGGTTTAGGAAAATGGAAGATGCTATAGGTGGTGCTATGCTTAAATTAGCACAATTCCTAGGACTTGCTGATACTCAAGAAGAGGCAAATGCTAATGCTATAGAAACAGGATTTAAGCCTGGTAAAAAAAGAGATAGAGCAAGATTCCTTAATAATCCACCTAAGTTTGAAGATCCTGGCTTTAAAGTAGCACCTCCTATACAACAACGAGATATGATAGCAGCCTCACCTGCTGGCATTAGTAATGCTCACAGAGGACGAGGTATATCAGCAGGTGAAAAAGCAATTGTAGCAGGTCTATCAAGAGTTCAAAATTCATTAGATAACCTACCTACTAAACAACATAAAAATACATCAACATTTTAAAAAAGAGAACATATGGCTATATTATTTTTAAGTAAATCATTTGAAGAGCATGAGACGGTAGAAAGTATGACTATTACTACTGCCTTCAAGATGACCTGGGAAGACTACTACCGAGGTTATGGAGTATGGGAGACAGGAACACATGTAACTATACAAGAGGAGTTAATATTACCGGCCATAGGAGATAATTTTACTCTGTATTTTGGTGGTCCATATAATAATACTGTAGTTTTAGTAGATAAAACTATGACTGCAAGTGATGAGGTAGATTTTATACCATTTGATTATTCAGGACAAGACTTAGACAAAATTATAACTATTTTATACACCTGGTCAAATAAAAAAGGTAGTAAAAATAGTGGTAAAAGAGTAAATGAAGCATCAAGCTGGCAAATAAGATATGAAGTAGAGACAGAAGAAGTTTCTATACAAAATTATATAACTTCAGCAGGCGTAAAAAATTTATGGCCTGACATTTACTTTACACGACTTAATCCACAAATGTATTTTACAAAACTTAACGCTGACGGAGAAGAAGAGTCATATACTTTAGGCTTGTATAATAATAATGACACAGGTGTAAAGCAAAGATATATAGATGAAAATGGAAAAACTGTTCCTGAGATACTTAAAAAAATACCTAGAATGACATGTATAATTACTTGTTATGGAAGCTCAATTATCTCAGGAGATTTAGGCCAATACATGGGGACAGTTAATTCTGTTGATTTTATTGGTACTGCTTATACTAAAAAAGAAGAAGCATTAATTGCTAAAAATAAACTACCAGAATATGATGCAAATGACTGGGCAAATAAAGATGATACAGGATTATGGCTGTTCGATGACTTTTCTATGTCTGACGAAAGTAATGGACTAATGGAATACGAGCTAACATTTATATATGACAGGACCTCATGGAATAAATATACAGACTCTGATGTAGGAACTATTGATGTAGAAATTTATGATGAAATAGATTTTTATGATAAAATACTTTCAGGATTTGATTTAACTAGTCCTAATGATAGAGATGCGAGGTAATATTTTTTATGAAAAAACTTATAAAATTTCGTAAAAATATGGATACTAATTCTACAGAATTTACAAATATGCTCAATGCTATAATAGAGCATATAAATGCTGCAAATAAAACAAAATTAACTGTTGTAGGAGGTAGTGGAAGCAATACAAATGGTAGATCAGGTCATAGGATGACTGTCTCTATTCCTACTCAATTAAAACCTACTCCTAACACTTTTAATCTTTTCCGCGGAAAAACAGAAGGTGCCTGGGCAGTAAATGGCACGGTTGTAGTAAATCCTATACTCAGCACAGGAGCAGAAGATACAGCAAATCCAGTAACAGTCTATGTTCATGTTTCTAAATTAGCCACTGATCCTACCACTGGCCATTGGCCGGTTATAATAGATAATCAGTATGTCCTATATATGAGAGATAAAGAAGGCGATTATATACTTGTACATCCTGATGTAGAAATTTCAGATACTTGTGCCACATAAGCAGGAGAGGTTATGACTACAGTTCAAATGATTAGAGATGGCAAGAGACTTATTATTGAAAATGGTGTAGCCACTATTAATAATACCACGGATACTCCAGCCGACTGTTATTGTTGTGGTTGTTGCTGGGTATGCCAAGACTACTCTATTTGCTTTGAGGTAAGAGGATATACAGGAGACCAGCGTTCCAAGTTGAATGGCAAATTCCAAGTTATAAAGCAAGCGTGCCAGCCTTGTCAATGGAAAGGCTCTGATAGATTATATGATATACGTTCAGAAATTTATCCTGAAAATGAGGTAGGAGGTTGTAAATTCGATTGGTGGTTAAGTCATGAAGGATATCTTGGTGAAGGTTTTGGTTATGATGGATTTAATATAAAAATAAACGATGAAACAACTTGTCCTACTTCTGATGGCTGGATAAATATAGACGATTCTCTCGAGGCACAAATCAAAATAATTGACTGTCCTACTGGTTATGATTGTGAAGATTGTGATGAACGTATTTCTATGGTTGTTAACGGTACAAATGTAGGAGGTGTTTCGTATGACCATTCTGACGAAATTTGTAATACTTGTAATAACGAAGTATATTGGCTCTGGCATCCTAACACAAATACTTGTCAGTGGTTTACATGGATAAACGAGACACCTTGGATTGTTTATTACCTAGATACTTCGTTAAATAAATTTTATGTTGCATATTATGATGATTATGACTCTGAAACTGGACAGTGGGAAGAGCATATAGTTTTAAATGCACCAGTTAACTATAATGCAAATGGTTGTGTAGATTATGGAACCTATAGTTTTAATGAAGGAGGAACAGTTACACTCTCACTTAATGAGTGTTCAAGTTCTACAAGTTCAAATTCTTCAAGCAATAGTTCGAGAAGTAGTTCTCATTCATCAGACTCATCAAACTCATCTTCAGACTCCTCACGTTCGTCTCACAGCAGTTTAAGTAGTTTAGCATCCAGTCATTCAAGTATGTCATCTAACTCGTCCAGAGGCAGTTCTGGCTCGTCACACAGCAGTACCAGCAGTAATCTTAAGAGTAGTGGTTCGAGTGGCAGTTCAGCAAGTTCAGCAAGTAGTGGTTCAAGCAGAACTAGTTCAAGTTCAAGTAGTTTAAGTAGTTCAAGTAGTATGGGAAGCGGAATTTATTGTGTGCAAAATACTGACAATCTATGTCAGGAATGTGTTGATATAGCAATAGGCGATTTACCACCACATTATGTTCTATTGTCTCAACATGAAACATTAGAAGATTGTCAGGCAAGTTGCGAGTGTGATTGTAGTTCTTCACACTCAAGTAGTTCAAATTCCAGTCTGAGTAGCTTAGCAAGTAGCTCTCATAGTAGTTCAAGTAGTTCAAATTCCAGTTCCAGTCATAGTAGTTCAAGCAGTAGTCATTCCAGTTCAAGCCATAGTAGTTCCAGCTCTCATTCATCCAGCTCACATAGTTCAAGTAGTTTAAGTTCTGCCAGTAGTAAGAGTTCTAAAAGTAGTAAAAGTAGTGTAGCTAGTAGCACAACCACCAGTAGTAAGAGTTCTAAGAGTTCTGATAGTTCGAAAAGTAGTAGGACAAGCAGTAATTCTTCAAGCAATTCTTCAAGCAATAGTAGTAGTAGTAGTTCAAACTCTAGTTCAAGTAGTTCAAACTCTAGTAGTTCAAGCAGTTCAAATTCGAGCAGTAGTTCTTCAAATTCGAGTTCAAGTAGCCACAGTTCATCGAGTCACAGTTCATCGAGTCACAGTTCATCGAGTCATAGTTCATCGAGTGCTGGAACTTGTCCTACTTGTGATGATGATTTATTTTCAACTAAAAATGTAAGGCTGACAGTATCTGACCACTCTGTGTCGGAATATAATACTGATTATATATTAACGTACCGAAACCTCAATTGGTGGCGTTATGATCCAGTTGGAGACGGATTTGGTGCATCGTTCTACACTTGCGCTGCTACTAAAACTGGACAAACAGGTGGTAATGGACAAGCACTTTCTGCTGTGTGGGATGTTGGAGAAACGGACGGAGAATATGTGTTTGTTGATAGTATTGACTGTGATTTAGGACCTAATGGTGGTACAGGCGATTTTGATGAAGGAGCAACTTATAGTTGGAGTTTTGAAGATGTATAAGTATAAGTGTAAATTTATAAATGAAATAAGATATTGTGAAAAAGTTAAAGCATGTGTTCCTTTTGATTATTGCGCTAAATTTTGCAAATATAATGAAGACCAAAGAAAAGGTTCCAATATTAATGAGAAGATAAATGAACCTGCTAAAAAAAGAAAAGGTTGTTCAGGTTGTAGGAGAAGGAGACTAAAAAATAACTAATGAGATATGTAAGGCAAAATTTAAAAATAGAAATGAACAATCTGTATTTTGCACTAAAATACAATGCAAAGTTCCTCTATTTATTTGCGAAAAAAGATGTGAAGATTATGTACTGTCAGAATATATTATAAATAGTTTAAAAGAGTTTTATGGTAAAAAGAAAAGAAGAAAAATTAATAAAAACAACAACCCCTGCTCAGGTTGCAATAGAAACAAATAATGGAAAAATTTATAAAACAAACACCAAGGGAAATACTTTTACCTCTTGACACAATGCCCATAAAGGAGCAGGTAAAGGAAATGGGTAAAAGTTTTGCAGATACAGTTAGAAAAGTTAGAAGTGATTTTGATAATGGACGAGAATCTTTTGTTTTTACAGAAATCACTGCTTGGACTGAAGTAGATATAAACGACTTTGACTATGGTCAAATAAGGTTTTACAGAATTGCAGTAGATAATGCAAGGCAATATACGAGAATAGAAAATAACATACATTATGCGGGACTCATTTTAGTAGTCGGAGCTTAAAAAAGGAGAATTAAATTATGTGGGCAGCAATATTACAGGCAGGCATGCAATACGCTAATAAAAATGCTCAAACAGAGCAAGGCATTAATGACGCGAAAGCAATTAAAGATAGCACCGTCGCCCCATCGATTGAAACTGTAAGCACCATGAATCCAATACAACAGTATATGTTCGCGCAGAAAACGGGTAGTGCTCTAGGTCTAGATCCTTATGACCTCTATGAGGCAATGACTTCAGAAAAAAAATGGGAAGAATATAAAAAATCAGGAGCTTTAGAGACTCCTTTAGTCCAACAGAAGCTTGCTGATTATCTTGATTTACAAAATGAAGTTTATAGTCCTGATAGAATTTTTCGAGGCGATAGAGTCGCAGATTTTACAGATACACAAAAGCAG